CGATGTTGTGGTTCTACAACTCTGACGGTCAACTACTGGTACAGAACGACGACTGGTTCGGGTTGCAATCAAACATTGTTATCGAAGTCCAGCCAGGATGGTACCGGCTGAGGGCCGGTGTGTGTTGCGGGAACCCTGAGGCTTGGTACAACGGGGTGCTGTATGACCTGTACGCATCAGCCACTCAGGTTGTGCCGACACTCCCCCCATCTACTACCATGCCTGCATGGGACAGTACGACGACGACGAGCATAGTGCCGCCTACGAGCGAGCCAGAGACTACGCAGAGTTCGCAAACATCGTCCACAACTACGACGACACAGCCCGAGGAAACCACGACGACATCGACTTCGACGACATCGACCACGATGGAACCGAGTACGACGACAACGGAAACCCCGTTATCCCCATCGACCTTGCCGACTACATTGCCGCTAACCCCGCCGTTGGAATCATCATCGCCGTCTGTGACGCAATCGACGACTACGACTCTGGTGACAACTTCTACGAGGCCATCAACTACGACAGTTATTGCCACCACGAACCCACCATCCACCGCCTCTACCGTGGTTCCGACAGCCCCATCATCGGTTACTACAAGCCCTTCAACCACTTCTACGGTTGGTCAGGTGAGCGGTTCGACTCTGGTTCCCCAGACTCCGACTGAAGCGGCGAGCGTCCTGTCTGAAGGCGCTAGCCCTGAGCAGGTGGCTGAGGCTGTGGCTGTGATCGCAGAAAACCTAGACAGTTTAACGGTTGAGGAACTAGAACTTATTTCTAAAACCCTGTCCGAAGCCCCACCCGAAGTGAAACGAGAGTTCGAAGATCAGGTCAACATCTTCAGCGGCGGGCTAGACACCTACGTACCGTTGGATTCCAATGTGACGGTAGGCCAGCGCCGTGTCCTTGTCGCTGTCGGGGCTGTCATGGTCGCAGCCCCTACGGTGATGCGCCGCAGATGATATTCTCGTTAAGATGAAAAAGTACCTGAGCCAACTAGCAGCCATCGTCGTCGCTATGTGCGGTTCGGCGTACATTCTTATTACCCTGTCGGGGGCTACCCGCAGGCAGGCACTCTGGGTTACGGGTGTCATGCTTGCAGCGGTAGTGTTGACCGCCTACTTCGAAATCAAAGGAGATGACGAGGAATGATGTACCCCGTCCAAAAGTTTCTTATCCCTCAGGAACTAGAAAAGTTCCCGAACGGGGATATCCCAGCGCATCTCCTGTCCAACATGAAACCTTACGGCCAGTTGTATTGGAAGGCCGGTTGTGCATGGGAGGCGATGCTCGAAGCGGCGAAGGCTGACGGGTTGGAGTATTCCCATGTCGGGATGTTCCGCTCGCTGAAGGAGCAGATCTCCCTGTTTGAGTCCCGTTATACGACGAAGCCAACGAAGCGTGTGCCTCAGGTGACCCGCATCTACAAGGGTAAAACATTCTTTCTTAAGGAAGGTATGGCTCCGGCTGGGACCCCTGGCACCAGCAAGCACGGCAACGGATGTGCTTCTGACATAGCGGCTGTCATTAACAAGAAGGTTGTGAGCGTCGGCTCCAGCCAAAAGCACGTTGACTGGCTGGTCAAGAACGCCCACCGTTTCGGCTGGTCATGGGAAGTAGCCGACCCGAAGAACCCCAACTTCGAGATTTGGCACCTGATCTGTTTCGATGCCGACAGTCTCCCGCAGGAAATCTTGAACCGTTCCGTGTCCCAAGCAGCGAAAGTTGCGAAGCCTACCCGCAAGGAGAAGAAGGGACGCAAGAACAAGATGGGTGGGGCCGGTTGAAATGGGTACTCGCTTTGGCCGTCTTCTCGTCGGGGTTTGTGTTGGCACCGTTGCTGCTGTTGTTTACTCTCTTTGTTACCCATCGGAGCGAGCCATCCGAGGGATGTGGTACGAGTGAGCGAAGCGGTGGTTGTGGCCACTATCGCTGCGGTGGGCGGCATCTTGGCGGCGATGTTTCAAGGGATGCGGAAAGAAAATAAGAACGATCACAACGTAGTTTCTGATTCGTTAAACCGTATCGAAAATAAGTTGGATAACCATATCGATGAACATTTGCGTGGCGATATCTGACTGGTAATCTTGCAAGTCCTATGACAAGCCAAGACCTCGACATCATCATCAAGTACCTGCAAAAAGCCGTAGTCCCCGCCGCCGACCATGAGGCTTTCATCCGTGCGTTCGAACGTCTGCTTGCCCTGCAAAATAAGGGTTTGGTAGCAGCGTAGTAAGGTCTGTCTTATGAGTGGACCGATCCTCTTGTGCCCTGATTGCGGGACTGCATGGCCCCTGACCGAAGGCCGTTACTGTTGGTTGTGCAAGTCCGAAGGCGAACCCGAACTGGTGGCTGGTGATGGAACAGAATGAACACGAACTTGTCCTTGTCATTTGGGCTGACGCACACGCAGGTCAAGGACATTGGGCAGAACTAGAGGAAGAGGACACGGGGGAACACCTCGTTCACAGCATCGGTATGCTCATACCCGAGGAAGATGGCGGCAAACCGAAGCACCTTACGCTCGCCCAATCAAAAAGCCCAGACGGATTCTACGATCACGTGATTTACATTCCGACTCAGATGATGCGTGAGATGAAGTTCCTCAAACCTTGGACTAAAGGTTTAACTATTTCCTCTTGACAATGTGACACCCCTTCTGTATCGTAAGCGTCAATCACTTACACAACAGAAAGGGGCCACACATGGCGCTCAATCGTTACCGCATCAGCAAACCCACTCACGGTTCAGGAGACTGGCTAAACGCTAGGTTCTGGGACGAGCAAGGAAACAAGCGAGTCTCGGCATCAACCGCCGCCGCAATCTACGGTCTTCACCCGTTTGTTCCGATGGATCAATACGCCGCAGAGTTGATGTCGAACCTGCCACCTCAACCATCCGAACCGAACGAGGCGATGGAACGTGGCAACCGTTTGGAAGACCCGATCATGCAATGGGCATCTGATCGTTTGGGTGTGAACTTCATCACCCCCGACGAAATGTTTGTTGCCGAATCCAAGGGCGGGGCACGAATGATCTCCACCCTTGATGGCTTCTACGAAGACGGCGACGTTCGCAAGGTGCTGGAAATCAAGACAACCTCCCGTCATTGGGAAGGTGAACTGCCCGACTACTGGCGGGTGCAGGGTACACAGCAGGCTATCTGTGCTGACGTAGATCAGATCACATGGGCGGTCTTCGACCCGTCAATGAAACTCCACATCTACGTGCAGGACATCACCCCTGCTGAACAGGCTGAACACATCTCCGCTGTGGAGAAGTGGCTGAATGCTATCGACTTGGGCATGACCCCTGCGGGTGTCAAATGGTCATACGAAACTGTGTCCACCCGTTACGCCAAGTCGGAACCTAAGACAGTAGAACTGCCCGAGGAAACCTTGGAGTTGATCGCACGGTTGAAGCACGTGAAATCTGAACTTGCTTCGTACAAAGAGTTGGAAGATTCTTTGAAAGCAGAACTCTGCGAGTTGATCGGTGATGCAGATACCGCTATCATCAACGGTGCGACAGTTGCAACGTGGAAGGGTCAGAGTCGTGAATCGCTTGACATCAAAGCGTTCAAGGCTGCTTGCCCAGACATCGCCCGCAACTTCTCCAAGCAAACAACCACACGAACACTTCTCTTGAAAGGGATCAAGTAATGGAAACAAAACCCAATGTCCAAATCATCGAACTACTCGCCAAGGTTATGGAGGATGTCGGTGCAGTACGCAAGTCTGAAAAGAACCAACAGCAGAACTTCAACTTCCGAGGCATTGATGCGGTCGTGAACGCTGTGTCGCCTGCCCTCCGTAAGCATGGCGTGGTTGTCACCCCTGAGGTGCAGTCAATCGAATACAACACCGTCGAAGTGGGGAAGAACCGCACGATGATGGGCCATGCCCGTGTCACCGTCACCTACAAGTTCTATGCGCCTGACGGCTCGTACTTGCCAGCGACCGTGTGCGCCGAGTCGATGGACTCCGGTGACAAGGCCACCGCCAAGGCTATGTCAGTAGCGTTCCGTACCTGCTTGTTGCAGACGTTGGCCCTGCCAACCGACGAACAAGACCCCGACCACGATGTCTACGAACGTGCCCCCGCACCTGCCCGTAGTGCTATCGGGTCGAAGGCTAAGCCTGCTCCCCGTGCCGAGGAACTGGACGGTCTGCTGTCCAACGAACAGCGTCAGCAACTCATGGCTGCTTGCGCTAACGCCGGTATCGCTGTGCAGGCAATGGCAGCAAAGGCCGGTGTTGATTGGGACGGGGATGTCAAAGAGTCCGACATCCCTGCGTTGCGTATGGCGTTCAAGGAACTTAAGACAGAGAAGGAAGGTGCGTGATGGCTAACAAGCGAACTGTTGACCCTGATGCGTTGGCCCCTTCGGTCAAGATCATCGGCATCCGTGTAACAGAAAAGCAGTTGGGAATGATCGCTGAACTGTGTGACCTCAAGCAATGCTCACGGTCTGAACTGTTCCGTCGCCTACTGAACTTCGAGCATGATCTGGTGATGCGACCCGAGCCGTTCTGATGCGGAAGTGTGGCACAAAAAACAAGTACGACATCGACAAATGTCGGTGTGCTTTATGTACCGAAGCAGTCAGGATCTACAACCAACAGCGTAGGGAGGCACGGAAAGAACGTGAACCGTATTTCCCTATCGAACCGATCTGGAACCTGATGCCCGCAGACATGAAGAAGAACCATATGAAGTTCTACAACGCAAGCAAAGAAACTGGAGTGAGGTTGTATCTGGCAGACAGGTGGTGCATCAAACTTGGGCATCATCCGTGGACTGTGTACGGCGACCTCTGGTTCGAGAACGAATGGAGTAACCCTAGTGAGTAAAGCAAAACAAAAAGGCACGGCTGCTGAGACAGCGGTCGTGAAGTTCCTGAGAGACAACGGGTTCCCTTACGCCGAGCGTCGTGCGTTGCACGGGACTTTGGATAAGGGGGACATCACGGGCTGTGGCCCTATTGTCTTCGAGGTTAAGGATCATGCGAAGATTACGTTGGCGCAGTTTGTTTCCGAGTTGCAGGAAGAAGTACAAAATGCAGTTGCACAAACTGGGGCTTGTATTATTAAGCGTCGGGGCACTTTGAAAGTGTCGGACTGGTATGCCGTGATGCCTGCTGGTTGGCTTGTTGACTTACTTAAGGAAGCAGGTTACTGATGAAGTGGAAACCTATTCAGTCGGGTGGCTCCACCCAATGCGACACCTGCCCTGAGGTGGTGGGTTTGCGTCGTACCGTGCAGGCTTTGGAGGTGCTGGTGTCTGAGGTGAAACGCCCTGACGTAAGTGCCGAGTTGTACAACGAAATGGGTGAGCGGTGGACTGAGGCTGTGTGGGATGCGAAACGGTGGCGTGAGATCGCTGATGCTTTGTACAACCATTTGCCTTGGGGTACGTCTGCTGGTGCTATTGAGGCTCGCCGTAAGTATGACGAGGCGGTGCGTGGTGACTAGTCTTGATCGATCTACATGGAACGGGCTGGCAGACGAGATGGCCGAACACCTCGCCCATTCTTCTTTCTGCCCTACTAGAGACGATGAACTTAGGACTTGCGACTGCTATCTAAAAGACTTGGTGACCAAGTATTTGGAAGCGGTGCGTGGTGAGTAAGCCTTTTGACCCTGACCTTTACGCCGACGACGACGATGCTAAACACCAAGTCATCGAATGGCTGGAACGCAAAGGCTTTACTGCTTGGGTGAACCCTGACCAGTACGGGATCGATGTCTTAGGAAAGTACGCCGATGTGGACTACGCCTTCGAGGTGGAAGTGAAACACAACTGGGACAAAGATACGTTCCCATTTGATCCGGTTCATTTCTCTGCAAGGAAACTGAAGTTCGCCACCGGCAACGCTTTCTTCACGATGCTGAACCATCAGAGGACACGGATGTTGATGACCGATGCCGATGCGTTATTGGATTCTCCGGTTGTAAGTAAGGATACGAAGTACACATCGGGTGAGCAGTTCGTTGCTGTCCCGTTGCGTCGGTTCATGCGTATCCGGTTGGTATAGACTGGTATGATCTGTTGCACATTAGGAGGTTTATGACAAGTAACTAACCCCGTTCGTCAACCAAAGGAGCCACCATGCGAAAGCGCATCTTGACCCCCGCAATCCTCGCCCTATCCCTACTAGCAGTAATCCCCGCAGAAGCCTCTGCAAGCCCCGCAGACGGGCGCAAATCACCAGTCTGCACCAAGTACGTCAACCTCGCCAGAGAAGTGGGCTGGTCGAAGCAAGACCGCTGGACTTTGAGGGTACTGATGTACCGAGAATCCCGATGCCAACCAACAAGTATTGGCAGGAACCGTGACACAACAGGCATGGTCACATCACAAGACTGGGGACTCCTCCAAGTCAACGATGTCTCATGGGTCACCTACCTCAAAGGTCTAAACATTATTTCTAAAAAGGAAGACCTACTAAATCCACGAACCAACCTTAAGGCAGGACTAGCCTTAGCGGAATACTCCGAATCCAAAGGACTTCCGAGGTTCTACCAATGGAGAACAAACAGCGAGAACGGTTCTGGCAGAAAGTAAACATCACCTACCCCCACCTCTGCTGGGAATGGACAGCAGGAAAACGGGGCGACGGATACGGACACTTCTCATATCAATACAAAACATGGGCGGCGCACCGGCTCTCGTTCTACATAACGTACAACCAACAGCCACCAGTCGTAAGACACAAATGCGACAACCCCGTATGCGTCAACCCCCTGCACCTCGAAGCAGGAACACAGAAACAGAACTGCCAAGACACCGTAGAAAGGGGGCGACACACCAATGCCTCGAAAACCCATTGCAAAAACGGACACGAATACACACCAGAAAATACCTACCTCCGTACCAACGGATCAAGAGAGTGCTGTATCTGTCGCAAAGAAAACAAGAGGCGATACGATCTACGCCAAGAAAACGGCATGGACTTGTAACGCCTGCGGAACTAACGTAACCACACTCGTCAGGGTCTACACGGCCCCGCAACATATCTGCAAACCGCAGAGAAACCAATACCTACCACTAATCCCGAAAGGGGAATCATGAATCACATCACCATCCACGGCTCGGTCGTTGGCGAACCCGAACTCAGGGTCACCAACTCCGGCATGAACATCCTGTCCTTCTCCGTCATGGACAAGTACGGCAAAGACGAAAAGCAAAAGACCACGTTCCACAACTGTGTCGTGTTCGGACAGTTGGCAGAAAACGTCGCATCCTCGATCAAGGCACGTGACTCCGTACTCGTCTCCGGTCGCATGGAAACTGAAGAGTTCACCAAGAAAGACGGATCGACAGGCAAGTCCACCAAGATCATCTGTGATGAGGTTGCGTTCTCAATGCGTTGGACACCAGTCGTCGCAGACCAAACCGACAACGTGATCGCCTCCGTGAAATCGAAGTTCCCTTCAGCGAACCTCCTTGACGAAGAAGCCTTCTAATGGACTGGCATAACGTCTCCTTCGACCTGTGGATGGAGGTGGGAATACGCAACGGCTGGGCTGGCGCACCTATCTGCTACACCCATGACGGGCTACCCACCACCGCAGAAGAAGACGACAACTGGGTGGAAGGCGATGACCCCTGCATCCACATCATCAGATTGTACGACAATGCTGACGTAAGACAGGCAGTCGAAGCAAACCACAGCCCATCGGTATGGCGACGGACAAACCAAGGGCTGTAACAGCGTGCGACCATTGCGGGACAGTCCCAAAGGCTCTCTCGCAATGGTCGTACTCTGACATCAAAGACTGCCCCTGTCTCTGTCACATCGCAAGGTCTTACGACATACAGTCCCTATCGAAGCGGAGAAAGAGTGCAAAGTCGTAAAGAGTGGCATGAGAAAGCCAACTGCAAAGGGGTATCGACTGATAACTACACCGTGTTCTTCCCCGACATCGGCAAAGGAGACGGTGGCAACAAACTAAAACTCCTGTACTCGCAGGCACTAGCGTTCTGTGACGGTTGCACCGTAAAGAAACCCTGTCTTGAGACACAGTTAGTGCATGAGAAGGAGACACTCCAGTTTCATGGGGTGTGGGGTGGCACGACACCCGAACAACGCAGGGAAATCCTGTCGAATCGTGAATGGAACGAACGTCTCAGGAGATAACGAAAACCCCGCTCAACTGAGGGAAAGGGGAACCTCAGGAGCGGGGCTTTCAGAGCAGACTATAGCAGGGAAAGACTACAGTCGCTCGATCTTGTAACGATATTTATTGTGGATACCGAACCCTCGCAGGCAGGCATGGGCGGTGTCGTAAGACCTGAAGTGGGTGGCAGACAACCAGTTGTGAGTCCACTTGTAGTTGTCGAACCCTGCCTTCATGTACCCTCCGTGTGCTGACAGGGCAGGGTGGATCAGTCTGACTACCAGATACCTGTTGTTGGGTCGGGTGACTCTGGTCGGTGCTGTCTTACGAAACAGTTTCATCTTGCCCCTCATGTGTCGCAGGGAACGAACCGTTCTCGTCGCACACGAACCGCCAGATAGCGTCGTCGCCCGTAGCCTCAGGGTCAGCCCATCCCTCGTCGGTCAAGGTGACATCACGATGACAATGGATACAGGTACTCATTGCGTCACCTCCGCACCTTCCCACAACAACAACGTGTTATCAGGGTTGCTGTCTTGGCACAAGTCAAACGAAAGCAGTCTTGCTGTCCTGCCGTCACGCAACAAGAAAGCAATGAACTGGTTGTCGTCTTCGCCAACATCGGCAATAAACGTCGCACCGTGTAGTTCTTCCTTAGACCACGGTGGCATACCGTCGCTGTGGTCAGGCAGGTCGTACCCGTCGAATGGGTGGAAGATACGCCAAGTCACAGCGTCACCTCCGTAGGCTCAGACCACGGTCGAACCGTCACGAAATATCCGATACGGTTCACGAACCGCATCCCTTCGACGATCCGCTCACCCTCGTCTGTTTCGAGAAGAGTCCAGACCCGTTGCCTGTCGCAAAGATCACGCACAAAATCTAGGTCGTCGCCATACGGCTGAAAGATATACGACCCGTGAACTGTATGCGTATCAGTACGGACAGGGCAGAAGGCTGACTGCCATTCTTCGTAGTTCATTGTGCCACCTCGTACTTACGGCTGATGTCCACAGCCAACGCCATACGCTCACCGTCACGGCAAGAGTCAATAACATCCCAGTCCTCCTGCACCCAGCGTGTCGTGTCCAGCACCACGAAGTAACCCTCATCTGCCGTACCCCAACACCCATCGGCATCGAAGTAAACCTGTTGCGGATTGTTGTAACTCATGTCTTACTCCCCTTCCTCTCGCTCAAAATGATCTGTAATAGCATCCGAAATACCCTCCATCAGTTCCGACCCTGCATAGTCCTCGATCTTGCGCCACCCGTAGTGGCACTTGATACTGGCAATGTCTTCGTCGGTCAGTTCCCTATACCCCAACTGGTCGGCAGTCCACCGAATGTCGTAGTCGGTTGCAAGAATGATCTTCCACCCGTAGGTGTTCGCCATTTCGTACACCTTGTTTATTGCATCCTGCTCGGTCATGTCTTACGCCCTTTCTAAAGTTCTATTCTCTCTGGTTCCGATACTGTCACTAAATAATAAGCCTGTGGAATATCATCTACGCCCCACATTGACATCAAAAGCGCAGTTGCTTTCGTTTCTGCCTCGTCAATGGGCATCTCGCTGTGTTCATCTGTGACTGTCACCGTGACAGTTGTGTCGTCGCCTACAAAACTTACCTTGTAGTCGTACACAAAGTCCGTATTTGTACTCATGTCTTACGCCTCCATCTCATCGACAGTCGAAACAAAATCCTTAGCGTTCAGGCTAGTTATCTCCCGAAAGAATGTCTCCCACGCCATGTCCTCTGCATCGCTTTCACACTCTGCATCCAACACCGTTTGGTAATGGAACGTCACTTGATATTTCATGACTTAAGCCTCGACTTTCCGGTCGTCTTCCATCAGAATGCGTAGGCACTGGCGTGTCTTGGTGAACCCGTCTTCCACCTTGTAGGCATCGACAACCACCAGCCCGTTCACGAAGTGAAGGTTGAAGTCAGCGTCTTCGTACTCGAACCACGTTTCGTAGTCGGTGTCGGCGTTGTCGGCCATTCCCTCCGTCACGAAGCACAAGTAGTACCCCTTGGCGTAAGCCAGTTGTTCTGGCGTGAAGTTCATGTTTTCCCTTTCTTGTATGTTCCACTCTAGGCTTGTGTTTACCGACTTGTGTCGGTAGTGGGTGGGAAGGACTCGCACCTGCCTGTCTGCTAGTCACCCGATATCTCTAGTTGGAATGGTAGATAGCGTTCACCAACAACGCAACCCCACCCCCTGCCAGTATCCCCGTGAGAGTCCACCACTCCCCTGTATCGTGCCATTCTGCACGTGAGTAGGCAACGAACGCACCGACAGACATGACCACCCCGACAAACGCTTGTCCCTTGTAGGTACGTTGTTTCTTGCCTGCCCTAGCACGTGCCACCACCTCGGCACGACGCTCCGCTACTGTCTTATGTCCCACCTCACGCCATGCAATGACAGCGGGGTGATTAGGTGAATAGTGTTTACGTACCATCACGCAACCCCCACCATCGTCGGCACATTCACTTCATGCACAAGATCACGCACGTACTCCGCAACGTCATCATCGTCGGTGAAAGGTTCCACCCCACCAAGACAAGCATAATCCACCACAACAGGATTACCGTAAGCGTCATCCCCGTCGCATAGTTCCACGAACAACACTTGGAACCCATAAGACAAGACATCACGAACAGCATTGCGTAGGTGAGTCTTATGTTCGTAGGTTACCCACCCTTTCCGCAAGTCGTCGGGTGGTTGCCACCAAAACGTATCGCATTGGGTGCTAATCTTCTCTGCCATACCGTCGAACCCTTCCGGTCTTTGGTTCTGGCTCCCCCATCTACCGATTACGGCAACCTTCCCTAGATAATCGAAGTCGTTCACCGTAGTGGTGTCGTCTTGTTCTTGTCGGTATCGCAACGTCATACCGTTAGGTAGGTCTAACGTGCCGTGCCGTGCTAGTTCTTGCGCTTGCTCTCTTGTAATGTGCATTGTTGTTCCCTTTCTAATCTTCCGATGCCATGAGAGCGTCGATCCATGCCGTCACTTCGTTAGGTCTGTCGGCGTACTCTTTGAGAGCGTCGGCAAGATAGCCCATCTCCATGTACCCCAAGTGACTAAAGTCGTAGGCGTACATTTTGCCGATGCCGTTTTCTTCTGACCACCCAACCATATCTAGGAAAAGGTAGAACGGTCGGTGACTATAGTCGTAGTTGAGTGACCATGAAAATAGGTGTGCTGTATGTCCGGCGTACTTAGGGGGATTCTCTAGCATCTCCCAAAGGTTGTTAGTTGTTGTTTCCATTGTTGTTCCCTTTCGTTGTTGTTGTTGTTGTTGTTTATTATTCCCTATTGTAAAACGCTTGTCAAGTGGTTATCTAATGACACTTGTCACAACGTCACCAAATACTCACGCATCAGACGTACAGACTCTTGCTTACCGTAACCATAAAACGTGCGTGTCACATAGTATTCGTCACCGTACCTATCCACGATAAGCGCCGTGCACATAAGAGCACCGCTATGGGGGATACGTTCGACTGTAATATCCAAAGTCTTGTTCATTGTTGTTCCCTTCCTATCCCCACACGCTTGGGTGTGGTTCGTCTGACACTTGCCAAGAGCCACTAGCCTGCCCACCGCACTCACATGATCCGAAATACGGTGACCCCATATATTCGTCGGTGAGAATCCATGACCCACACTCAAGACACTTTGCCTCATAAATAATCTCAAGCGTTCTCATGCCACGTTCTCCCATTCGTCGGCGTATCCCTGTTCGTATTCGTCACAAAGAAACAACAATGTTTCATCGTCGGCATCGTCGGCAATCTCACGAATAAGATCCCCCAATAGTTCAGGGATACTCTCCCCTGCCCACTCTCCCGACAACGGCGCATCGTTGCGCCCACCTTCGATCTTGTCGTATTTGGCGTGATCTTTGCCACGTGCATACGCTTGCTTATAAATATCCATTCTTGGTTCCCTTTCGTTGTTCCTACCCTTGCGGTAGGTAGTCCCCTAGTGTGATCGAACACTACGCCAGTATGCGCTAGGGGGGTCTGTCACTTGGTGGGCGTGCTACAGATCGAACACGGGGAAGGAACGGTACTGTAGATAACATCCCATGCCCACCTAATCCCCGTTCTCTTTGACTCTTCTAAACGTGCATCAACGTTAGAACCATAGCGGGGACTCACCTCCCATCGGTCTTCCCCGCACCTATCGCAAATAATGTCTTCAGAATCGGTGTTCGCTTGGTAGTACGTCATGTCACTTACCCCCATTGTGCAAGTCTTTACGGCGTGTCACCGTAGTTTCATCGACCACGAAAAGGCTACGCCGTTCGTCGTGCGACATCAGGTAGATATTGTCTATGCCGATACCAAGAGCGGACATGGCACGTGCGACATAAGTGCCTTCCCCGTGCCCGTAGGTGAACGGTACGATAACGTCACGCCCATTGCCCATGATCCGAAGACTGTAGTAACTATTGCCATATCTCTTGTCAAAATATCGGCGTGCGCTAATAAAGTATTGCATAGGTTCCCTTTCTTGTGTCCCTACCGTGTTGGTAGGTAGTCCCTGTCCCGAATCGAATCGGCACGCCCAAGGCGACAGGGGGGGGATTACCACTTGACTACCCAACCCCCTGATCCCCAATCTACGTCGTAGGGTTCTTCCCTTTCTTCCATGCCACTAATGTAGGCTAGGGATTCTTCCATGTCGCCAGTGAAGACTACGTAGCCTTTCTCTTTTGTTGGGTTCCCTTCCCTGTCTAGGTAGAACATCCCCCGACTAGGGTTGTATCTGTGTTTCATGTAAACAGTCACCATGTTTTCCCCTTTCTGTTGTGTTCCACGTGGAACATTCCGTACCTTGTGTTTCACACTCTACCAAGTGTTCCACACTTTGTCAAGTCTTTCCCTTGTGACTTTCGTCACACTCTCTAGACTTACTCAGTCGGTCACCCGACCTTGTGAAAACAAGTGTATCACGGTACAGGGAGAATGTCAAGCCTTTCCTATGTGACATCCGTCACACCCCAAACACAAACACACGTTCGCACCACAACCCAAGTGCAAACAAAAGTAAGCACAACGCAAACAGAAATAAGCAAGGCATCTCTGATGCTTGCGTACGCAACTAATCCGCTAGTTAGTTTCTCTCTGCAAGTATGGGGGGGGTGTTGTTTGCATGGTGCAAGTATGGGGGTGTGTTCTAGACTTGAAGTCTGGGGCGACAGGCTAGACGGGAAGATTAGAAGGAAAGTCCAAGCCCGTGCGTGTGGGGAAAAAGTCTAGACTGGGGGTCTGCCGAGGCTGAGGGGGGGTGGTTATATATGTATTACGTGACTGGCTATATTCACTCTTTTGGTGGGTGGCTGGTTGGTTGGGGGCTGGGTGTGGTGGGTTGACTACTGTGGGTGGTGTTTTACGGTTGGTGGGTGGCCGACACTTCAAGTGTTTAACATCCTGGTTGAAGAAAAAGAAAAACAGTAAAAAGAAAAAGAAGTCAACCTGGCCTCGAACTGTTTTGCCTTCTTTGCTCTAGAGGCAGGTAGGTGACAGACCAGAACTGTTAGGTTAACCTAATGCTTGTTATCAGATGTCGCAGAACTGAGAATAACGTGCCTGCTTGTTCTCACTTCCTTAGCAACAACCGACCGTAGGGAGGGCGTTAGGGCAACGAGCGAAGCGAGGCGGCAGCAACCAACCAAGATGGCGAGAAACCAGGTTTACTCCCCCCCACGCTTCCAAACAACAAAATGTTTGCGGTGGCCGTGGCATTTCTAGCCGACACCGTTCGATCTCTTTTTCTCACCCCACGTATCGCCATTGGCATGGCGGCGTTTTTGCACAGGGGGTCAGTCCCCGTTACCGGCCACGTTCACCCGTCTCGCTACCTGTGCTTCTACTGCGAGGTCTGGGTCATGCTTGCCCTGTCGCTTCCCAGCGAGGGGGACTTACTCGATTAGATGACCGACACTTGAGACGTAAGCCAGACGGCTGTCACAGAGGTGCCGGTCGTACCGACATACATAGTAGCAGATGTCTGTTACACTTTCAACCATCATGGGAACAAAAAGGGCAGTCTCCCCAGCAGACAAAGCAAAGTTCTTTGCATCCATAGCCGCAGGCAAAACAATCACCGAAGCCTCACGGGTAGCAGGCATCCATGTCAACACCGGCTCTAAATGGTTAACGAAAGCCAAAGCCGCAGAAGCAGAAGCCCGAGCAGCGAAATCTAAAGCAGACCGCACAAACGCCTGGACAGGCGGTGTCCAATCACGGGACTACGCATCGTTGATGGAAGCCATCGATCTCCCTGGCGCTATCGCAGAAGACCAACTGTCTGAAGAAGCGAAACGTGGACTAAGCGATTTCGATTACTTCCGTCGCAGATATCTGGGGCGTGTCCCTTCCCCGTGGCAGGTAGAAGCAGCAGTCACCCTTGTCGAACTGTTGGAATCCCCAGAGAAAGAGTTTGTTGTATTGAACGTGCCGCCAGGTGCAGGCAAGTCAACCCTGTTCCACGATGTTGCTGTGTGGGCGATCTGCCGCAACCGAAGGGTCCGAATCCTTATCGGTTCAGTCACCCTGCCGATGGCGAAACAGTACAGTCGCCGTATCCGTGAAACCTTAGAGCGGGTCATGCCTATCGAACCTGACCCTGTACAAGTAGAAAAAGGATTAGCACTAAATGCTGAAGGATGCCTTTCGATTGACTATGGCCGTTTCAAACCGACAGATAAAGGTTCTCTGTGGAAGGCTGAAGAGTTTGTCGTTGAACAGTTGGATGGTAATGGGTTGGACAACAAAGAACCAACCGTCCGAGCCTACGGAATCGAATCCGAGTTCATCGGACACCGAGCCGACCTCTGCCTCTTCGATGACGTATCGTCCCCAGACAACTCCCGTGAGTCCGTCGCCCGAGACAAACTCTTGGAACGCTGGGACAATGTGGCAGAAGCACGTTGCGACCCAGGTGGGCTACTGGCTGTTGTCGGCCAGCGCCTCGGCTCCGGCGACCTCTACGCACATTGTCTCGCCAAAGTCACCTACGACGACGACATCGACGACATATACGACGGTTCCGACATCACCAACCCCGAAGATTTGGCAAGTGTTGAACCTGCTAAACGGCAAAAATACCGCCACATCATCTACAAAGCGTATTACGAAGAACTAGATACTGGTAAAGAATCCAAACGATTCAACGCCCCCGCCTACCCCAACGGCCCGCTCCTAGACCCTAAACGCCTACCGTGGAAAGACCTCTCGTTCATCCGGTACAGCAAACCCGATGTGTTCCGTGTCGTCTACCAACAAGAAGATTTGGACTTAGATTCTAGACTTGTAGACCGTACATGGCTGACCGGAGGCAAAGGATTAGACGGGGTTCTCTACCCAGGGTGCATCGACAACGAACGCCAACACGGATACATCCCTGGCGTGCTGTCAAACCCGTGGATATCGGTCGTAGCAGTAGACCCATCCCCCACAATGTTCTGGGCTTTGGTCTGGATCATCTACCAGCCGAACACCAACCTGTACTACATCGTAGATATCGAACGGTGCAAACTAACCGCCGAAGAACTATTGGGCTACAACACCACAACCGGCACATATTCGGGGATCATGCAGGACTGGCAAGACCGTTCCCATGACCTCGGCTACCCGATTTCCCATTGGGTTGTAGAAATCAACGCCGCCCAACGGTTCCTGCTCGCCCACGATTTCGTTCGCAAATGGCAATCCAAGGAACGGGTCAATATCATCAACCACACCACCCACCGCAACAAGATCGACGAGAACCTGGGTGTCGAAGCCCTACTCCCACCCCTTCTGCGTACCGGAGCGTTGCGGTTCCCGACGATGCGAGGCAACTGGAAAACCCTCGCCGCTGTAGACGAACTCACTTCATGGCATCGGGAGAAGAAAAACGGCACCGACATCGTGATGGCGTTGTGGATGGCTGTCCTCAACCTACCGAACCTGACCACGATCAAGGCACCACCCCGCCAATGGCGACCTTCTTGGCTTCGATGAACGTAATGTGTTATGTTTACTTGCGTCTACGTCAAACGTGAGGTCGTGAATGAAGTCCGTTGAGGAAATAGTTGCTCTATACAAAGAACGGTACGAAGCAAAAGGCCCGATCCTTGGCCAGATGCGAGAAGTACGTACCCTCGCCAACGGCGAAGTTATTGTGCCCCTCAATGAACTAGACCGCAACACCCGTTCATCGGTAGCAAACCTGCTTGTACAGGGATTGGACCAGAACTCGATGCGTGTCGCATCCACCATGCCGTCTGTTTACTTCCCTGCATTGAAGGAAGGTAACGACCGGAGCATGAAAATGGCCCGTGACCGCAAACGAGCCATGATGTCGATTTGGGATCAGAACCGTTTTTCACAAAAGATGCGTATGCGGGCCAGATACTTGATCGGCTACGCCGAATCACCCGTGTTTATCAAGCCAAACTTTGATAAGCGTCTCCCCGAATGGCATCTCCGCAACCCGCTTGACACCTTCGCCTCCCCCACATCCGACCCAACAAACCCTGTACCGGACGACTGCATCTTCACGTACTCTCGTTCATACAAGTGGCTGATGAGAAACTACGGCGATGCCCTCAATGGCGTGTTGCGTGTCGGTGACCCCAGCCCCGACGACCTGTACACCATCCTCGAATACGTTTGCGAGAACGAAGTGGTCACAATCGTCATGGGTAACCCCCGTGACCGCAACCCGTACACCGGAGAAGTGTTCATGGGTTCCCCATTTGTGGAACTTTCCCGCATCATCAACCGTACAGGTATGCCACTTGTTGTCATTCCTCAGCGGTACACCTTGGATAAGCAGCGTGGCCAGTTCGACGGCCTGCTTGGAATGTATTACACCCGTGCAAGGTTGCAGGCACTCACCGAAATCGCTATCGAACGAGGCATCTTCCCCGATGAGTACCTGATTGCCCGCCCTGGAGAGAACCCTGAGGTTATCCAGATCGCTGACGGCAAGACCGGACAGTTGGGTGTGGTCAAGGGCGGCGACATTCAGCAGTTGCAACAGAACCCAGGGTATAAGACAGATGTTGCGTTGGATCGTTTGGAACGTCAGGAACGTCTAGAGGGTGCTATTCCGGCAGAGTTTGGTGGCGAATCCGGCACCAACATCCGTACCGGACGCAGAGGCGAAGCAGTCCTGTCGGCCACAGTTGACTTCCGTGTGCAGGAATATCAGGAAATCTTGGCGAACGCCATCTACGAAGAAGACAAAATCGCCATCCAGATTGAGAAATCCTATTGGGGTAACGCCTCAAAGTCGTTCTTTATCCCTGGTATGGGCGGCGGTATCAAGGATTACACCCCGAACAAGATGTGGGAAACCGACTTCCACTATGTCGCATACTCGGCATCTGGTTCAGATGTGAACAGTTTGATTGTTGGACTCGGCCAACGTCTCGGAACCGGCTTGATGTCGAAGGAATCTGCCCGTGAAGCAGACCCGCTGATTGCTGACCCCGAGTTGGAAAAAGACCGTCTTGTTGCAGAAGGTATCGAAACTGCTTTGTTGTCATCGATCCAGGCGCAGGCCGCAGACCCGAACGGCCCCTATCAGCCAGATGACTTGGCGTATATCGCAGAGCAAGTCCAATCAAATAGAATGTCATTGGCAGAAGCAATCCAATCAGCCCAGAAACGGGCACAAGAAAGGCAAGCGGCGATGGCCCCACAGGGCGCACCAGAAACAATGCCTGGTCTTTCCGCACCAGGGATGGGTATGGAACAACCAACAGCGGGACCAGCAGGCCCACCATCTTTGGAATCTTTACTTGGTCAACTCGGAGGCGCAGGCGCACCCGCTCCGGCACCAGCACCGATGGGGGCAATGGCGTAAATGTCGAACACAGAGAACTATCCAAACCGTTCAGACCTGCGTAACCCTGCTAACAAGGTGGCGAAGATGGCTGCAACAGGTCAGACTTACGGCAAAGCCACCGAACAGATACGTGCCCAACAAGCCGTCCCAATGGGTTCAGGACCAAACGCAGAACTTCCTGAACCAGCCCCGATCCCTGGGCAGTTCGGACCACTTGACCGGCCAAGCGAACGTCCAGGAGAACCGATCACCGCAGGGATGTCATTTGGTGAAGGACCAGGACCAGAAATGCTTGCCGCCACACCCAATATGGCACCAGGTTCTAAAGACGATTTGATTATGCAACTCCGTGCCGCCGCCGCCAAATATCCCAACCCTAACCTTATTCAACTTCTTGTTATGCTGGAAAGTCAATGAGCAAAACTATCAGGGACCTGACAAAACTTGAACAGGTACAAGCACGGCAAGACATCAGAGCATCTCGCAAACAAACCATTGATGCTGAAATCACCCCAGAACTTGCACACAATCTTGGTCGTGCATACATCCTTGGGGTATACACAAACCCTGAACTAACTGCATCTGCTGCTGTTGCAGGAATCTCATCTATCGAAGACCTGCATATCAATGCTGCGAACCAGATGGTTAAGCAAGGAAATATCCCTGGGCGCTCAAATACCAAGACGGACCGTGATGCTTCAGCCTACAGCGATTTTTTGAACGCTCGCCCTGGCGACACAGTTACTATCAAAGATCCCAAAACCGGCAAACCAATCACGGTCACCGTGCAACAACCCAAGCCGTCTGCTGCTTTTGTCCAGCCTGGACAGCAACCTATGGGTCTTATTCCTCGCACGGAAGAAGAAAAAAAAGCGGGTGAGCAACGCCGCAAAGAACTTGAACAGCGTGTACCTGTTGTGGACATGGCTTCTGCTTCGGCACGATACGGATTGCGTGGGATGCAAGGACCAGGCGGGTTCAAAGATGTCAGCGCCACAGACATTGTTGCTGTCCCATTCAATGTAATTGGTTTGCCTTTTCACTTTACTGGCGCAGCCATCTCAATGCTTGCCCCCGACGAGTTGAAAGGTGTCGGCAAAGCGGTAAGAGGATTCACTAAAACGGTAACCGCTCCTGCTCTAGCCCTCGGTGAAATCCCATACAACTTTGCACAGTTTACTTTGCGTGACGCATACGCAGCAGGTCAAATGGACGGCAATGCTTGGGACCGATTCCAGATGGCGTTGAATCCAAAGAAGATTGTTAACAACCTCGCATGGTCGTTGATGAACACAACTGTTGTCCAAGCAGGAATGGACATTGCATCAGGTGACCTCGACACAGGTGGTGGTTTCTTTGTCCAGGGCGAAACAGGCCGCAGGGTTCAGGAACGTCAAGCAGAACAAGTTGGGACTGTTGCAGAAGCAAAAGGCGTTGACCCCCGTCTCATCTATGGTAACGAACAAGAACAATACCTTAATAAAACATTTAACCCAGGTTTCCTTGCTGGCGAATCACTTGTAGACGCACGAATTGTTAGCCGTGATAGTGAAGTATACGATTTTGTTTCTGATCTTGTTGATACAGGAATCCGTATTGGTCTTGACGCAGGCTTCTATGGCCTCGACCCCACCGACATCCTCGTAGGATCAGTTGCGAAACGATTCAATGTTGGGAAGCAAGTAGCACTTGATTACGTTGAGGCGAAAAAGGCTGGCCGTCTTGAAGACGCAATGCGTATTGCCGTTGAAAACAATATTGATACAGAAGTAGCGGATCTTCTTACGAATGTTGAACGACAAAACTCTGTTGCTCGGAGTATCTTTGATCGTGTTGAAGGAACTGTCTACTCGGGGGACAGGTCGTTTGACACAGGGAAAACAGTTGAAAGTTTCCTTGACATCACAGACCCAGATTATGTACGTAACCCAAGAAATTTGTTTGGTGAAGGCTTGTATGTCACCGACCAGGCTGTTGTCGCTAGTACCCAGGGATACAATGTTGATGGTGTGGTCAACTGGGATGAGATAGACCCGCAAGTGCCAGCGTCTTTGCAGGAGATTTTGCCTGAAGGCGCTTTTTACGGAAGCACCGGTTTGAATAAAGGTGGTGCTGGTGTATGGAAATTTGACAGGTCTGAACTAAATCTTATTGATAGTGAACAAATTGTTGGCCCAGGCGACGAACTGTTTGATTTACTGAACCAGATTTCACAAGACAAAATCAAACAGTCTGCTGGTGTAGCGGGTACGTTACCAATTGACGAAATCACAAACTTGTCTGTTGAATTGTTTACATTTGTTGACCAGGCTACTCTCAAAACTCCTGCGTATAGCCCAGAGCAATTTTATGCGTCTCTTAAAAATTTTGATGGAACTCTTGACGATATATTTATTCAAGACCTTTATCAAAGATCATTTGAAACACAACAAAAAGTTGTTGACGAGTTCCCACAAATTTCAGAATGGTTGAAATCGCAATATGGTTTTGATGATGGTCTAGTTCGTGCTGTCACCCCGAAAATTGTAGAAGTGATTCTAAACTTTTTATCTCGACTGAGTTATCCCCCAACGCTTAATCCAAACAGATCCGTTGCAAATCTTTTTGAATCGCTACGTGCCGATACGGAAATTTATGATTTTGCTACACGCCCAGGCCCTAGTTGGTTCCGTAGATCCATATTGTCGGTCATAGATGAAGACGCAAAGTTCAGATTCCTGTCTTCAGAACAATCAAATAATCTTTACAAACTTTATAATGATATTGATCTTGCCAACGATTTTGGCGAGATCAAGGGCAAGTCGATGTCTGTCCTTGCAGAAATGTGGGCAAACATTTTTGCACGATTCTCCAATGACCCAAGAATCACAAACTTACTCAACATGGACCCTAACGATGCGGCAGGTCGTCGTTCCGTCGCCATCAGGCTATACGAGTCAGAACTTTTTGGGACCAAAAATGACATTGACCCGCTTTTTACACAGAAAGCACTTGTCGCTGCGGGGTATGACGGGCTGTCTTATGACGGCGGGAAGCGTATGGGTGGCGCAGGAGAACACACCGCATCAGTTATTTGGGTCCCAAGCAAACTAAAGTTTATCGATCTTTACACAGGCGAACAGTTCCCAATCAACCGTGCTGTCGCAGCACTTGACAATGCAGACAACTACCGTATCCGTGCAGAAGAACTCCAAACCTACAGAGAAACCATCGACGGTTGGAAGCAGGCCGCTGGCGCAATGGACGGTGCCCCAAGGACAGTAGAGCCTACACGCATCAACTATATGCGTTATAGCGACAACGGTCGCCGTGTACTGCAAGCAATGGCAGACGAGAAAAGCCCTGTAGTTATTTGGCGTGATTTCCTCAAAAAGAAATCACCCAACGCAGCCATCCGAATCGCCCAAGCGACAACACCAGATGAAGTATGGAAAATCATCGAAGATGCTGTCTACTCCGGCGACCCCAACGCAAACATCCGTCAACTCCCTAACGGTTGGGGGGACTGGGCATCCGACACGGGATACAAAGTAAAAACTTTTGTTGACAGGTATTCAAAGCAGACAGCGATGATGCCAGACTCAACATACATTCCGTTCGACGACTCAGCAATGGCGTTGCAACGAACTGAACGAATCCTCCAGGTCACCGGTGTACGTGGCGATGATGCCGACATTGTAATGAACGCCTTGTTCAAAGCGATTGAGGAACAAACCCCTAAGGCTTGGGACACCTTTTTTGAAATAGCCGCTGAAAAGCAGGTCGCTAAGCGTATGTTGAAAGCGGGTTGGACTCCAGACGAAATCAGAAAAATGACTTCGTACCGCCGTAAAGGTGACCAAGTAACACGCTGGACATTGGAAGACCTCGCAGATGGCATCCCTATGGAATGGTTCGATGAAGGCGACGGACCGCTGCGTGTCACTCAACTTCTTTCTGGCGGCGGTTATCTCGTTGACCCAGAAGTGCTTGATTCACTTATCCGTGACCTCAACCCTTTCATCAGGGGAATTAGAAAACTAACACAGAACAACCCAGAAGTTGCTAAAACAATTGATTTTCAGCGGAGTGTTGAAAGAAAAATTGAGTATGCAATGTCTGCTTGGGCGAAACCAGCAGCGCTTGGAGCGCCTCTCCCATTCCGTTACATTATGCGTGTCGTCCCCGAAGAAATGCTGCGTATCGCTTTTTCTGGGGAGTTCGACAACCTTGGCCAATATGTTGCTGCCATCTTTTCTGGACACCTGAACTATGACACTTTCGGCAATATCATCATGGATTCGCAGAAGGCCGCTGACAAGATGGCAAAACTTCAGGCGTTGCGTGACCAATACGATGATTTGAGTCTTTCGTTAAACGCAAAAAATATGGCTGCGAAATCTAATGACCCTGCCGAGGTTGCACGGTTTGAGGCTGAAGCGGCAAAAATCCAAAAGCGGATTGACAAGTTTGAAAATAAGTACGGCACTATCGAAATGATCCAGTTTGAGATTGACGAACTTGCCAAAGTTATTAACGACAGTATCCCTTCAGCGCAACGTCAACTTTCAACAAATGTCAAGGGGCACCTTGAAGCGAACTTTGAAGAAAATGTTCTTCAGGATTACATGGAACGTTCCAAAGTGCAAGAAGTTGTTCGCCGTACCATCCCCGAAGATGGCGTAGAACTTACCCGTAAGCAGCGCAAAATGAACCGCAACTGGGTTGAAGCCCAGGCCCGTGACATTGGAGAAATGACACTCAACAAAGACTATAACGCTGTTGCTGGCGCTCTTCTTGATGGCTCAGAACGTGCCCTTGATGACGTTGCCCAGAGTCTTCTTGACGGTGACTTGCGCCCCGTCTACGAGGAATACATGGGTGTTTGGGGAGTCAAGTCCGAATGGGATTGGAACACGATTGAAGCCGCCCGTGCCCGTGTCAAAGCCATTGCAGAAGATATCCGGCAGCGCACAGCGATGCACCCAGATGTTCTCAAGGTTATATCGGACGGCAACCTCGACGGACAAAAAGTTATTGTCACTAAAGCCGACAGGGTGTATGACGTAACGCCAGATTTCAAACCGTTTATTAAAGAACGTTTGCTGTCTGACCCGAACTCCCCAGAACTTGTTCCTCATTACCCGATTGTGCGGCGAGAAGGTAAAGCAGCAAGAGGCGCAAACTTTATGTACAACTCTTTCGGTTTGTATACAAAGTCTTCTGCTGCTATGGCTAGAAACCCGCTTTGGGTCCGAGCCTACTGGCGGCGTGTTCAAGAACTTATGCCAGCAATGGATCGTGTCGAAGCAGGGCAAATTATTACTGTTAACGCCGACAACTTGCCCGACTATATTCTTGACACACTCAAAGAAGTTGAACCACGGGCAAATGGTAATCTGACCCGTGACGAGGTTTCACGTATTGCGGAGGTCTACGCTCGGGAAACCACCGACAAGTTGCTTTACAACGCACAAAACAACAAGTCATACTTCGGATACAGGCATCAGATCATGTTCATGTTCTTCGATGCGTACCGTGAACAATGGTCAACATGGATCAAGTTGATGAAGCAGCCACGCAATCTTCACAAAGTCGATGTGTTGACCCGTGAACTTGGAAAGTTCCGTGAACCGTTTGCCAGCGGTGACGATCCGATTTTACATGACGACCCCACTACGCAACGCAAAGTTATTACGGTTCCGTTTAGCCGCTGGTTGTACAAGTTGACTGGTGGCGATGCACAGTTGTCTATCCCTACCAGAAACTTGAGTCTTGTTGGTTCCATTGCCCCAGGGTTTTCTCCTGTTGTGACTCTTGCTGCATCGTCTTGGAAACCCAGCAGTAGAGTGTGGGCAAACGTCAAGTCTTCTTTGTTCCCTTTCGCCGCTGAAGACGATGTGTCTCTTGACCCAAGAGACTATTTCGTTCCACAGTTTGCCCAGTATTTTGCTACAGGTGTAGCAGGTGTCGGACAAAACAAAGTTCCGCAACTAAATTTGCTTTGGAATTTTCTTGAAGCAGGCTCCGGCCCCAACGTAGAACGAATCAAGCAGGCATCAGTTATCCCGATCATGCGACAACTCGCATCCAATACTGACAAATACCCGCTCACCCCTGACGGTCGCCGTCAACTACTCGAAGACGCAGACGAACTGTCCAGCAACTTTGCTGTAGCCCGTTCGTTTGCAAGAACATTTCTACCAGCAGCACCCATTGTCCAGTTTTTTGCTGACACCAAACAAGGGAACGTTCTTCAAGGTGTCCTTTTGGACGATATCCGAAAGACAGAAAACGAAGTGTTCGCACGTGGGGGGACCCTAACCGAAGCCATCAACATTCTTCTTGACCGCTACGGGCTTGGCATCTGGGCATACTTCGGGTCTGGTTCAGAAACCAACATTCCTGGTTTGCAACCAACAAAGGAATACCAAAACTGGTTGTTTGAAAACGAAAACATTCTTGAAAAGTACCCGAACGCCGGTGGATATCTCGGCCCGCAACAAGGCGAATACAATGCCAAAGTCTTCAGACAGCAAACCCTATTGGCGCAACGCCAACTCAAGGGTGGCGATGTATCGCTTGAAGACGCTGCAAACCTGCTTGCCGCTTCTTACTATGAGAACCGTATGGCTACAGTCCCCTTTGAATGGCAGGGCACCGACGCTGAAAAGGCTTTTAGGAACGAAGTGTTGAATGAGGTCGAAGCACGGTTCCCTACTTGGGACCCGCTCGGCGCATACGCAGACTCTCAAGTAAAACGTCGTTTGCAGTTCCAAGATATTGAAAAGATGGTGGCTGATCCTTCTGTAACCAAGACACCGCAGGGTGCTGCTTTGAAAGATTATATGGACGCTCGCCGTCAGGCAGTCCAAGCACAAATCGATTTTTCTAATGGCGATGTCACAGATCGCAACTGGAATACTTTGGAATCCACAATTGAACTTCGGGAATATTTGTTCCGAAAAGGACGGCAGTTGATTGACGCTGTTCCAGAGTTTGCCCCGATGTGGCAAAATGTTTTGGTGAAAGAGTTCAAAACAGATGACTTGATTAAGACTGAGGTAACCGATGGCCGCCCGTAAACGCCCCCCAATGACAGCAGAAACACCTGTTGATCCGACACCGACAACTGTCCCTGCCGGTTCGGACGTATTCGATGAAGGTCTTGGTACGGGTCCAACATCCGGTGGTTTTGCCCCGCCCTCCAACGTATCGCCGGAAGGCGATGTGCGTTACAGCGAAGCCATCGGTGTCGAAGGAAGAAAAGTTACAGATACCCAAACAGGTAAAGTCACCTATGAAGGGTTTAAAGCACCCAGTCCCCAACAAAAGATGGGGCTTATCCCACCTGGACTTTCGGGTGACGCATACATTCCTGTCGCCCCATCGATTGAACCTCGATATTTTGTGCAAGACCTCGATGCGTTGTCCGGTTTGTCCCGTGGAGGTGTCGCTGCATGGCAAAGCCGGTTGAACGCAGCGGGAATCCTCGGAGATACTTTTACCCTTGGGGTGGTTGACAACGCTACACGCAACGCCTACGGGACTGTCCTTGCTGTCGCTAACCGTGAAGGCATTACTGACGAACAAGCATTGAATCTTTTGCAGCAGCAGAGAGTTAAAATTGGTGGGAGTTCTGTCCAAAGATACAAGTTGAGTAACCCTTCGGACATCAAAGCCGTCATACGTTCCGTAGCCCAAAATGCAATTGGCCGCAGTCTGGATGATGCGGATGTGAACCGGCTTGTTAGTTTGTTCCAAGCAGAAGAACTTTCAGCCCAAAAGCAGTTTCAACAGGGCGGGGTGGTTACCGAAATGCCTTCCGCACAAACCTTTGTAGAATCTAATATTGCTAAGGATTTCGGTGAAGAAGTCAATGTGCGAAAATTAGATACCCTTTTTTCTGCGGTTGACCAAGCGTTAGGTGGGAAACAATAATGGCGGCAAGTAAGAAAAAACCGGATACGACAACTAAAACTGGGCGGCGAGAGTTTGTCGGGTCAGACAAATGGTTGCCATTTATCCGTCGCAAATATGGCTGGCTTGTAGATATCTATGAATCGAACCCTGAAGTTGCTGAGATTATTAGGCGTGGGTATGTTCAAGATCAACCGGTTGGGGATATTACAAATCTTATTCTGAACTCTGCGTGGGCAAATGGTTTGCAGGCTGGAGAGTATGAGTACATCCGTGGTACTTCGACCAAGAATGAAACGTATCTTGGGCGTATCGCTGATCGTGAATCTGCTGTTTTGCAGATGGCAAAAGATTCTGGGTTTGAACTCGATGACCCTACCGTAAAACAGATTGCGGCAGATTCGTTGAAGGGTGCATGGGGTGAAGAAAAGATTTCTCAAACGATCTCGTCAGCCGTAGTAGGAAAGCAGCGGGCCGAAGCCACCCCTATCTCTGGCACACCAGCCCCAGCCACGCCAACAGGTTTGCAAATGGGCAAAGATGCTGCTTCGATCAAGACGACCGCCCGCAAATATGGGTTGAGTCTCACTCCCCAGCAGGTCGAAGGATATGTGCAGGGCTTGATGACGGGCCAACTTAGTGTCCAACAGACTTTGGACCAGTTCAGGAACCAAGCAAAATCTTTGTACCCATCTGTTGCAGCCCAGTTGGACGCTGGAGATTTGGAGTCTTCCGTTAGCAGTTATACCCAGATTGCTGCTTCTGTTCTAGGGACTGACCCTTCACGGATTGATTACAGCAACCCGAAGTTTGCCCGCTTGTTGACTTACCAAGACCCCAAAACCAATGAAAGTAGATTGATGAACTCTACTGAGTGGAACCAGTATTTGCGTACTCTGCCTGAATGGAAGAACACCTCTGAAGCATCTAGCAAATATGACAATTTGATTAAGACCGTAGAAACCATTTTTGGTAAGGTCCGATAATGGCGACATCAGCAGACCTTCAAGCAACCCTGGATAAACTTGGACTTGGGTTCCTCTACAGTTACCTTGAAGGAACAATCGTCCCAGACCAAAACATTGATGTGACAGACGCAGATACCATTGGGCGGCTCATCAAAAATAATCCGGCAACAATGGAAGCGTACAACACTAGATTTTCTGGTAACGCAGTTCGGGAACGCAATGGGCTAAAAGCCCTAACACCGCTTGAATACATCAGAGCAGAAAAAGAATACATCGACACCCTACGAGCCACCGGCCTACCGCTTGGGTTCTATGACCAGCAGGCTGACCTCGCCAAGTTTATCGGAGAAGATGTTTCCCGTATTGAACTTGAAGGGCGTATCGTCCAGGGTTACCGTGCCTCGCAACAGGCTAACGCCGCAACAAAACAACAACTTAAAGAGTTGTACAACATTACGGATTCTGACCTTGCTGCTTACTTCCTAGACCCCACTAAAGCCACAGATGTTATTGGAAGAAAGAAAGACGCACAGTTGTTTAGCCGCCAGATGACTGCCGCCCAGATCGCTGCACAAGCCAGCACCCAGGCAGGTATGCGCCTCAACCTTGGCCAAGCAGAAGAACTGGTCAACCAAGGCGTTACTCAACAAGCAGCACAGCAAGGCTTCAGCGCACTCGCAGAACAACAAGGACTATTCCAGCCACTCATGGCAGGCGAAGAAGCAATCGGCCAAGAAGAACAAATCGCAGCCGCCTTCGGGACCTCAGCAGCAGCAGCCCAACGAGTCGCAACACGCCGCCGCCGCCGCCAAGCAGAGTTCGAAGCAGGAGGCAACATCGCCGCAGGACAGACCGGCGTATCAGGACTTAGGTCAGCAGCACAATAATCGTTGCAAAGCCAGAACTAATAGTCTAAACTTTTATTCGAGGCCGATGGCCAGAACCCACGGGTAGCCCCCGTAACCGTGGCGTACAAATCGGGGTGTAACCAAACCTACGCAGCCACCCGAGTCCTCCGCTTGGGTGTGGGCAGAAACGGAGAGTGCCATATGTCAGAGTACGACGAGTTCTACGAAGACGACGACCAGCAGGAATCCAACCCCGTCAGGGCAAGGATGAAGCAGTTGGAGAAGGAAACCCGAGACTTGCGTAAGCAAGTAGCGGAAGCCCAAGCAGCCCAGAAAGAACTGGCGTTTGTGAAGGCAGGCATCGACCTGACCTCACCAATGTCAAAGTATTTCGTTAAAGGCTATGACGGCGAACTTACTCCTGAAGCAATCCGGTTGGCCGCAGAAGAAGCGCAGTTGGTTGCACCCACACCCCAGGTCCAAGACACCGATAAGTCCGGCTGGCAGGAATCGAACAAGATTGCTGCTGGAGCGGAAGCATCACCGGCAGGGCCTTCGTGGATGAAACGAATCAGCGATGCTAACTCTGAGTCTGAACTCTTTGAAATCTTTGCCGAGGCACAAGCACAAGGAATCGACCTCTCTCAAAGTTAAGGAGTAGCCAAAAATGGCTGATTTTTACTCAGGAATGACCAAGACCAGCAGCCTTTCGGTTGACCAGACAGCGTTCGAGAAGTTGGCGTACTTCGCCCTTCGTCCCGAACTCTACTACGACCAGTTTGCAGATGTGCAGGCAACCAACGCCACCAACCCTGGCGCAACGGTGACCTTCACCCGCTTCGCAGACCTGTCGCCCGCTACCACGCCGCTTGGCGAAGGTGAAGATGTTACCCCTGTCGCAATGAGCGACTCGCAGGTGCCGATCACCCTCGAAGAGTACGGCAACGCATCGGTGACGACCGCCAAGGTTCGTGCCACCTCGTTCCTCCCTGTTGATCCGGTTGCCGCCAACCTCGTTGGTTACAACGCCGGTATCTCCATCGACACGGTTTGCCGTAACGTCCTTCAGGCTGGCTCGAACGTGCTGTACGCAACGGGCGGTACCACCGACCCGACAGCCCGTAACGAAGTCCAGGTTGAAGACACGCTCACCATCTCCGACATCCGTAAGGCTGTCGCACAGTTGCGTGGCGCAAACGTCCCGACCGTCAACGGAACCTACATCGGCTTCATCCACCCTGACGTTCAGTTCGACCTCATGTCGGTGACTGACGCAGCCGGTTGGCGTGACGCATACAAGTACACCAACGCCACCCCGCTCATCAACGGTGAAATCGGACAGATCGATGGAGTTCGCTTCATCTCGTCGCCCCGTGCTCCGTTGTTCGCCAACGCCTCCAACGGCTCTGGCTCGACCGGCAACATCGATGTCTACGGTACCCTCATCATGGGTCGTCAGGCTCTCGCCAAGGGCATCTCCCTTGGTGGCGAGTACGGCGCACAGCCGACCATCGTCTACGGTGCGGTGACCGACATCTTGCAGCGTTTCCGTCCGATTGGTTGGAAGCACTTCGTCGGCTACGGCGTGTTCCGTCAGGAAGCCCTCCGTCGCATCGAGTCCTCGTCCAGCATTGGTACGAACGCCTCGTAGTCTCCTACCGACAAGGAAGCATGGCCCTCTCCGATTTGCGTCGGAGGGGGCTTTTGCTTTATGGTGCCATCGGGCGTTGTTGGAGAACTACGGCTCAACTGGTTACAAAGACCCTCTGCTCTAACGGGTAGGGGGTTTTTGTTATCATGCACATATGGCTGTGTTTATTCCACCTGTTGATTTCGATGTGAACTGGAACGCCCCAGGCGAGACAGGCATCTTTGCTTATCTGAAACCTGGGCCTCGGGGACGCAATGTATTCAAAATGATTGACGGTTCATTTCAGGAGAACGAACCAGGCGACCCCGAAACAATCGCCCACACCTACCACGGTGGTCATGTGCATCCACTCACAGCGCAAGAAGAAGCAGACCTGATCGCCGCAGGGTACGGCGACTACATTGAGTGACACGCAGGAACGTAGGGGTTTGACAACATGAAACACGCAGAAGTGCATCCCAGCCTTGACGTTGACGGCTGCTTCGGGTGCAAAGTTGCCGGTGTCCGTATGGGCATGAACACCACCACCACACGGGGGCAGGCTGTCGGTGAGACGAACGCCCGTGAGAAACGGTGGAATGAAGATATGCCCGCCTACAAGCGGTTAAGGAAACAGGGGTTACAGCCACGATCTGTGGACAATGCAGCGTTCATTGAGAAACACGCCGAACACAAATGGCAGGTTGAGGGCGCTGCGGCACTCGCTACCGAAGGCTAATGAACTACCAGTATTGGCACGGGTTCGACGATCCGAAGTACGGCTACGGTCGGCAAGTCACAGGGTTCTTGAACCATCTGCCCAAGGGCGTGAAACTTGACAAGAAAGCATCTGTCAATGTTTACATGGGCCAACCCCAATACAACAAAGGGTACTTCGAGGGGCAACACAGGGTTTGTTTCACCATGTTTGAGACAGACAAACTGCCATCAGAAATAGAAATGTACCTACCCCTGTATGACCAGATCATTGTCCCCTGCGACCACAATGTAGAACTTTTTTCTAGATACCACAAGAATGTTTCCAAGGTCCAAGAAGGCATTGACCTTGACTTGTTCAAACCTACCGATGTTCCTCGCCTTGACCGTTTCCAGTTCAGGACAGGCGGTTCGTCATGGACCCGCAAAGGTGTAGACATCACGGTAGCGGCGTTCAACAAACTTGGGTTGCCTGACGCTGACCTCCGTATCAAAATCCCGCCACCTGCCCGTGACGTACCCAAAAAAGATTTTGGACCAAACGTCTACTTTGATCGGCAATGGATGACCGACCCGCAACAAATCAAATGGTTCGCTGAAGCCGATTGTTTTGTAGCAGCATCCAGGGGCGAGGGCTGGGGCCTGATGCCAATGCAAACGATTGCTATGGGCATCCCCACGATCATGTCTCTGACGAGCGGCCACCTAGAGTTCTGTGATCTGGCTACCGGCACCGTCCCCTGTGGCACCTCTGAAAGCCCCTACGGTGGCAGGTGGGACGAACCAAACGTGAACGCTTTGGCTGAGCAGATGCTTGACCACTACGAGAACTGGTCGAAGAAGAAGAAGCAGGCAACCAAGAATGTTGCAGAGTGCAAACGATTTACTTGGGATATCGCCGCTCAGCAACTGGTTGATGCCCTGCCTGTCGGGACCTTACTTAAGACCGACAAATGGCGGGAGTTGTCTGTCGGGATCATGGTCCAGGCCATCAAGCCCGTGACAGCAGACATCGGGAACCACAGATACCGCCAGAAAAAAGGCGACATTTTCGAGGTCACGGATGGGGCTTACCAAGTCCTGTTCGATGCCGGTGTTGTAACATTGGCGTTATGACTATCGAGTATCGTGGCGAAAAGTTTGCCGGTTACAACAAACCGAAACGGACACCGAACGCTAACAAATCCCATGCTGTCTTAGCCAAGGAGGGCAGCAAGGTGAAGTTGATTCGGTTCGGTCAGCAGGGGGTGTCAGGTTCTCCTGACGGGTCTGCCCGCAACCGTGCGTTTAAGGCTCGCCATGCCAAGAACATCGCCAAGGGCAAGATGTCAGCGGCTTACTGGGCTGACAAAGTAAAGTGGTAAGGTACTAGAGATATGGCTGCTCCCGCTAAACAAGACTTGACTATCGTTCGTGGTGACACCGAGATTGTCGATGTGACCCTCACCACCGATGGCTCTACCCCCATCAACATTACGGGCCGCACCTATGCCTCGCAGATGCGTACCACCCCCGACATTGCTGCTATCGCCATTACGGGTACTTGTACGATTGTGGACGGGGCAGCAGGCGAGATGCGTGTCACGTTTTCTGCTACGGACACCGCTGACCTTGACC